CTATGATTCACAGCCTTCTTTGTATATAATGTCCCATCCGGCGCTGTGATATTTTTCCAGCATGACCACATATTCTTCAGCCTCTTCTTTGGACATATCGTGCCTTACCACTTCGAAAAAGCTTTCAAATAATGCCTTATTCATAATGTGCATGAAGTTTTTCGTAACCGGCTTTCCTCCTTTAAAATGAAGTCCGGTCGCTTCCATGAACTTATATGTATATTCTGTCTCGATATCCACCAGATGTTCTACAAAGTTCTGGAATTTCGTCCCATAGGAACCATTTACCAGAAGTTTGAACTCTTCGAAATGCTCATACATATATTCCACAAACATCTCCATACCCTGCTGTGCGAAATCATCTAACTGTTTTGCCTGCTTATCCGGGTCTGTCGCATGGAATCTCTCCTGCACACTTACAAACTTCTCTGTAAATTCTCTCGCTACCGGTTCTACGATAGCGGGAAATAATCCTGTCTATTGATATATTTTCTCGATTTTCCATCACCGTTTTCTTCTTTCCGAATATACTATAAACCATAGAATATATTTCACTGGGAGGATCTTATGAAAAAGCGTATCACTGCACTTCTTTTACTCCTTACACTATCTGTCACTTCACTTTTTGCATGTACATCTGCTGACAAATCGGAATCCGCATCAGACAAAACAGCAAAAACTTCAAAATCCACAAGTACTAAAAAACAGGAACTGACTCCTGTTACATTAAATGAAGTAGCACACTCCATCTTCTATGCTCCGATGTATGTGGCAATCGAAAAGGGATATTTTGCCAACGAAGGAATCGACCTTTCTCTCGTGACTGGTTTCGGAGTTAGCTGGTTAGTACAAGACGATTTTGATTATCTTACATAAGTCTTCCCGCCATATCTCGCAGCAATCCAGCCGGATGGAATCTGCATCCAGATATCGTTGCCGATCATCTTGGTTGCCATGCAGGTTACTCTTGTTCCTTTCTTAAGATTACCGTTGCTGTAGGCATTCTTACGGGCATTGGCAGAGAGTTCCTTGTATGTCTTTGTTCTGTATCCGGTTCCAGCTCCGGTACGTACTCTAAGAGCATCTGCCTTAAGGGTGTAGGTGCTTCCGTTTTTGTATGGATTGGATGATACCGGTTTAGCTGCAGGTCTTGGTGCTGGCTTAGGAGTCGGTGCTGTAGCTGGCTTTGATGCCGGCACTGCCCCAACAGATTTATCCAGAATACCTTCTGTGATTGCTTTACAGATGGCATTCACGCCAACCTTATTGTACAGATCTGCATCATCCTTATCATCGACAAATCCTACTTCAATCAGCATGGCAGGTGATTTGGTATGCCTCAAGACATACAGACCAGTGCTGATCTTGACACCCCGGTTCGTAAATCCGAGTGCTGCCAGTTTTGCGCATACTCTTCCAGCTGCAGCATAAGCCTTAGAACTGGTACTGTATACGAACACTTCCACACCTTTTGTCTTTCCGTCTCCCGGATCTACCTTGGCTGCATTCTGATGAATGGAAATATCTAAGTCTACAGAGTGGGTGTTGCATTTGGCTACAATGTTTGCAAGGTTAGCTCCTACTGTTTTTCCAACATCATCGGTACAGTTGTAAGCTGTATGTCCTGATGCCTGTAGTACTGCAATCACCCCGGCTGTTATCTTTCGATCCTCTGTTACCTCATCAAGGTAGTGCCCTGCTCCCGGTACAATCCTATTGTGTCCACCATGCACATTATATACTCCCATGATTATACCTCCTGTTCTGCCAGCTTCTTGGCTGCTTCTATTTCTTCCGGTGTCGGCTCGATACCTTCGTCGAATTCATAACCTTCGTTTTGATCAGTTGCTACTTCCATGCTTTTTTTATCTTCCATATTGATCTCCTTCCTGTGCGACGTCGCACATATCCATATATAGAGGACTATTACTCGTCCTCAGAATCTTTTTCGTCTTTTTCATCTATATTAATCCGTTCTTCCACCTGCGATCTAATATGTTTAACCAGTGGTTGCAGGAAAGCCGGAATATTTACTCCCATGTCCTGTATATTTTCCAAAATCGAAATAATTTCATTACAGATTAGCCACATCGCCACAATACATGCGATCAGGAATGTAACCGGCACCGGCTTTCCAATCGTTGTAGCTGCATATAGCAACAGTTCGTCAATTATTGCCCCTACTACCACTAAAAGCCACATAGAAACTTTTTTAAAAATACCTCTTATGCTCTTATAGGAATTAATATCCTGCGACCTGTATTTGCTCGCCATCAAACCTGTAGCGTAGTCTATCAGGTTACATGTGACCAATAATATTACCGGCACCGCCAGAACACCCAGGAGAGCCGATATAAAGGCGAATACCGCCGTGAAAATTGCTTTAATATAATTTGCCTGTTCCATTTTCATATACCTCACTTCTTTCTTATTATAAAATTGCATAAAAATAAGACCTTACTGTCTTGCACGTATTTCCATATATACCTCCATAAAAATAAGAGCGGTAATTCCGCTCTTATCATGATTTTACCAAAAGTCTACAGAACAGTCTTTACCACATTTAGGGCAAATTTTTCCGTCTTTCGAATATCCAGAATATCCACAATTCAGACATTTGATGTATTCGATTTTTTTTGATATTTCTTTAAGCTGTTGTAATAATTTTGGACGAGCATTTTTTACAAACGTTATGTATTCATCACTCACTATTTCTCCATGTATGCCACGACTAGTAATTTTTTGAACTTCCATAATTAATTTTTCAGTACCATTGTCAATTAGTTCCTTCTCACTTATTAACCGCAACATTTCCATACTCTCTAATATTTCAGGATGTCCTATTTTCTCACATATTTCACGTAAAGCCATTTCTATTTCTTGTCTAGTCTCGAATAAAAATATATTTTTATCTCTGTTTTTCTTAATCTCCAACTCAGAAACCTCTTTTTCTGAACCAGAAATATTTTTCTGCATATCCTCGAGTGTTTTTCCTGACGGCAATGGAGTATTTTCTATACTAATCTTATTAGATACCGAATTATTCATTTGTAGCTGTATGATTTGTGTCTGAATGTTTTTCAAGGATTCTTTAACTTCTTCAGTTGCCTTTTCAACTTCCTTTTTTACCTTAATCCCAAATATCTCCATTTCTGAAAATAACGGAAATGCTAACAAAAAAATCCACAAAATAAATATTATATTTTTCGCATTCAATTCTTTCAGCTGATTTATTTCAAAACGATACTTCCATACATATAATGAACTAAGCAAAAGTAATAATGAATACCATTTTCTCCCATTCATGCATTTCCAAATATATCTTATGAACTTCCAAATATACCCTGTTGTTTTTTTATACCATTCACCATTTTTATTATTCACGTTCTTTTTCTCCTTCCACTGCAATTATACAGCAGAAGGAGAAATCTGCCAATGATTAGTCTGTGTGCACCTCTTCCCATCCATACACACCCGGCTCCCAGACGTTGTTATCCGTGGTGTTCTGCCATGTCTTGCCATTATGTGTAACCTTATCGCCCTTGCTGTATGGATTCGTACTGTCCGGCTGTTCCCACTCTGAAATCGTGTCAGTGTCCGGTATAAGCACCTTGGCGAACAGAGACGGTGCATCCGGTGGCGTTCATGTATCTTGGCTTATGTGTGCGGTAAGTACCTTATAGATAGTGCCGGTGGAAACTCCGGACCTATGATTCGGAGCGCCTGACCGTAATCATACTGCCATACCCCCAGCGTGGGTGCGTATCTGGAATCTAATTTTACAGATACGATATTGTCCATACTACTGCTCCTCTGTTACAAGTTCTTCCAGCCCCGAATCAATCAGAACCTCTTTTACCTTATCCTTTAAGAGTCTCGGTACCTGTGCGTAAGTCTTCTTTCCTAACATAATCTGCTGTGCCCATAACATTGCCATCATTTCTTTACCTCCTGAATTTTGTAATAATATGAATAAATTTGTTAATAAAGTTACCATTACTGATATACCAACTCTGACATTTCAAGAATGCATCCCTGAAGCATGTCAACAGTCTTTTTCAGCTCAGCATTCTCTACTGCTAGAGCTTCCATTTTTTCTGTTGGTGTCTCACCAACCTTATAAAGAATCACGCCAGTAATGCCAGCTGTGTACTTCACAATGGCATCCATGTTGGTGTAATTCTCATACTCTCCCAGTGTGGACTCACGCTCTTTCACAACCATCTTCTTGGTTTTTGTCTGATCCTGGAACATGGTTTTCAAATTCTCTTCTGTATCAGAAATCGTCTTGATCAGAAGTCCTCCATCTGATTGGATGTCCGCAGACTGGATCACCAGTTCTGTGGCATCATTGAATGTAATTTTCATGGATATCACTCCTTTCAAAAAAGGACACCCGAAAAGGTGCCATGTCGATAAGTTGCTAAAGTAAATTAAGCAAGTTTCACCACTTCCATGTACGAGCTTCCTGTGGTTGACGCAGCTCCAGATGCCGAGGATTTCCTAATCTGTGGTGCGAGTACTATTCCAGCTTGTAGGAACACTACGCGCCCCATGTTGATGTTCGCACTTAATCCATTATAGGAATAGCCAGTTCCAAACAGGACGTATGCATCATCTACTACTGTGGCACTTGCTACAACCTGTGCCTGTATGGATGCCGATGCACCGGAAGCAGCTGATCCCTGCGCATACATTGATACGTAGTACAACCCAGACTTTTTGACGGTCACGGCAGAATCCGCTCCGGTGGTGGTCTTGTAGTATTCGTTATCAACCGCGGCTTTTTTAGATCCGATATTTTTGGCAGTATCAGAAAGATTCCATGCACTGTTCCATTTTCCGATCAGAATGTGCTTGTTGGAATTATGATTGATCTTGTCATTTAATTCAGCAACTTTATCGGACAAATCCTTATTTGACGGAATAATCTCAAACATCTGTTCTACAGCCGTAATGCTCAGCCCTTCAATCTTCACTCGGTATAGTGGATACTCTCGCACTTTACCGCCTGCATAAATATCGTCTTGTGTCAGTTCCGGATCTACCGCCGTTTCTCCGGCTGTTCCCTGGATTACTTCGCAGGTCATTGTGTCAATTCCGCCAGTCCCAGTGGTTTCGAATTTCGCCACGATAATATCATTTCTGTTCTTTCCCGACTGTCCATTCATAATCTCGCAATCTTCATATTCCCCGTACGGGATTCTCGCTATGTGCCCGCCTACACAGATCACCCCGTCTGCAATTCTCACCTTGTTGTTGCTAAGTACAGTGGCTTTACAAGCCTGTCCAATCGTAGACACACCGTCTCCACCAAATATAGCCTGATATATAGCCGCATCGTCTTCTGCATATATATGCGGCTCTGCTTCCGGCGGAGTGTTTATATTAAGTGCTTTTAATCCCGCCATTTTAATCATCCCCTTCTACTTTGTAATCAATCGTTATTTTTCCGTTTTGGCACTTTACAACCTTTTGTTTGACTGGTTTGATCACCTGCGTGTCCGTTATAGCATCGTAGCCGGATACTATATCGCCAAGCTCCAGATCTATATCATCAACTGTCATAGTGCACTTCTTGTAGTTCTGCAGTTCTTTCAGTTTTTTTCTTCCATCCTCTTCGAGTTTTTCTTTGTCCGCACTGGAATAATCATATACCGCCTCTATTTCTTCTGAACCTTTATAATATTGCGTTTTTCCGATCGTTCCGTCTTTCTGTACGTACAGGTGTAAGGTGATTCTGTCCTGATTCTCGCCTTGTCCAGCACATACCAGATGGTTTACGCCATTACGGTTATCTCTTACAGTTACATGTATACCATCTTCCTGACTGTACTCTAGATCCTTTGAATAATCTTTAATCTGTACTGCCTGTACTGTTACATAACCATATTCCAGTCCCTCTGGCTGTACGTAACAGATCTGTAACCTGCATCCATAATTGTCTACCAGCTTCTGCAGGGCATCATAGAGTGTCACGTAGCGGTCGACCTGCCAGTTATTCACTGTTATCCCTGTATCTGCTTCCGGAACGACAAAGAGACCGCCAAAGCGATCTCCTATCAATGTTCTGATTACTGTATTTAATTCTCCGGACAAGGTCAGATGATCTTGTCCGGCCGGTGGTTCAACTACCTTGTACTCCAGCATTCCTCTCCATGTTCTTCCACGCAGTGCAACTTTTCGTGTACCGGATATAGATTCGATGTCTCCAATAATTCCCCCATACTCTGTTCCCGGAGCGAATATCCGGCATCCGTATCCCATATGTTCCGTGTCAGAATCTGACACAGCTATCACAATCTTGAAATCATTGGTATCTCCGATATCCAAATCTACCTCGGCACTATCACAGAGTTCTCCATATTCCTCTCCAGTCGCTTTGGCTGTTACAAAATGCATCTGTGATATTGCTGCTGTACCTTCTATAGTACTGCTTTCCATTTCGGTATACTCCTTTCTTCAATCACGGTAATGTCAAAATCAAATTTTCCCGTCCACTGAACCATCTGGCGACCTGTACGGATTTTTTCAAAAAACTCTTTTCCTTTTTGCCTGTTATGATAAGCATTTACTTTCTCTCCGTTTTTCAGGAATTTTGTGATTGTTTTATTCCGACTGTCTATCAGGAGATATTCTCCCTCTTCCAGTACGATGTTCACCAGATATGTGTTGACCCCGACCGTAATCTGTGGATTAACTACCGGGCCGTAAATAATCATTTGGAAATTCGATGGAGTATAGTTTGGATTAACGAGGTAATTGCTTGTTAATCCATTTGCATATCGATACGGGTATCTTCCCGGGTAACGTTTGTTGTAATTCGATGCAATTCCGTAGCTATGGAATGTATGCGTACTCTTATTAATCCAGTAAGGTGTGAACGCTTCTATTGTAGCGTCCACATCTACTGTATAAAATATATCATCGTAATCTTTCGGATCTAATTCTGTAATAAAGCATTCCAGATAATAATCTCCTACCCATAGTTTTCCCGGCTTTTGTTCAATAATATCTATGTCTGTAATCTCATTCAGCCGATCAAGCATTTCGTCAAACTCGGCTTTCGTATCCGCATATACCTGAAGCGTTATTTTCTTACTGGCCCCCGTTCTATAGAACCGCTCAAGTTTTTTTCTGTTTGCATTTACATTTTCTGTAGCCTCGTGCTTCCATTCTTTCCCGAACAAAGTTGTAATATCTTCAACCACTACCGGCCATTCATCCAGATTTAATTTGATTTTATTGCTATTTTCATAATATATCATTATGCCAGAACCTCTCTTATTGTTCTTCCGAGTTCGCGGTCATCGTACCGGATAGTCGTTTCAATTTTTGACATTGCCGCCGCAAGCTTGTCGTAATCAATCGGGTCTCTCTCCACTCTCTGCAGTCTTGCTATCCCTCTCTCTACTGCTTCCTCCACATAGGTCTGCAGCACAGTGATCGGCGCTACCGCCTCCGGACCTGCTTCTCCAACTCCCTGCCATCCAAGACGGGTTGGCATGATAGTTGGCTGGTCAAAGACCGCTCCTTTCGCTCTCCATGCAATGCTAAAATGTGGCACAGACGGTGGGTTTAGCGAAAAACTTCCATCTATACTTATATGTGGGAGTTTCAGATTCGGAAGTTTCCAGTTGAAGTTCATGGCGTTCTTAATTGTTGAAATTGCATTTTTTACTACATCTCTTGCGCCATTAATTTTACTGGATATTCCACTCTTGATTCCTTCAAACACACTCAATACCGTGCTTTTTGCAGTGTTAATCGGTCCGGTAATATTGCTCTTTACAGCTTCGAACCCGGCCTTCGCCGACGCCTTAATACCATCTACTCTCGAAAAAATTGCACTTTTAATCCCTTCGAAGATACTCACTGCTGATGCATAAGCTCCGCTGATTGGTGTTATAATGTAAGTTTTTACCAGCCCGAATCCGGCCGATATTACTCCCACTATAGCATTTACTATTCCGCCGATAAAGGTGCTTATTTCATTCCACGTCTGAATTATGATATCTTTGCAGTTCACCCAGATAAACTGGAATGGTAATGTTATGATCTGAAATGCTGCCGAAAAGATTTCCGCGATCAGCATGACACCGACCGTTACAACATTCCTAATCGTATCAAACACGCCAGATACTTTTTCAATAACGCCATTCACAAACGTATCAATTCCGCAGATCTGTATCAGTGTTCCGAAGAATCCAGTAATTCCTGATATAAATCCGTCCAGAGCACCTACTACCATATCCCACAAGCCGCCGAATATTTCTACGACTCCCTGTTTGAACAAATCCAGTCCGGCTTTCGCTAAATCCATATCACTAGTAAATACTCCGACGATAATATCTCCTAATCCAGATAGCGTATCAATCACACCGCCAACTACTGTGATCAGTGGCTCGATCATGCCTAGAACTGTGCTGAATCCCGCTGCTAGTAATCCAATTGTCGGTACTACAACTGCTGCCACGACCGCACCGATCACTTTAAACAGATTTTCCAGCCCCATCAGTTTCTCGCCCAATCCAGAGAATGCACTTTGAATTCTGCTTAGCTTTTCATCAATATTGATTCCGTCCAAGAACCCCGTGATAGAACTTTTTACAGTGTCAATAATTCCTGTTATGAAATCTCTGAATGATTCGCTTTTATTCCATAGGAGAACCATTCCAGCTACTACTCCTGCTATTGCAGCTGTTACTAATAGAATTGGTCCTAAGGCCACTCCTCCAGCTCCGGCCATTGCAGCTCCAGCTCCTTCTGCAGCTGTTCCAGCCCCTGCCATTGCAGCTCCAGCTCCTTCTGCAGCTGTTCCAGCCCCTGCCATCGCAACTCCAGCTCCTTCTGCGGCTGTTCCAACTTCTGCTGCCGCTACTGCAGTTCCGGCAAAAAGCCCACTTATTTTTGATCCAAGTCCTATAATCGAAGATATCCCGATAGACACCTTCCCGATGCCGATCAGCAGGGGAGACAATACCGCAACTATTCCCACGATGCCGAGTATCATTCTCTGCTGTCCGCTGTCCAGATTATCAATTTTCTGTATTAATCCTGTGATTTTCTGTGTCCCTTCCGCAATCATCGGGAGAAAGATATTTCCAAGTGTGATTCCGGCATCATACAGATTGTTCTTCATAACAGCCAGCTTCGACGCTGTCGTTTCATAACGTTTATTCGCTTCATTGGTTAATGCCGTGTTTTCTTCCCAGGCATTCTTTCCAGTACTGATTGCAGATGAAAATACATCGCTTGCGTTCGCAGATCTCAACAGTGCATCTCGCATTCTCGTTTCTGTGATGCCCATGTCATTCAAGACTTTAATCGCAGAGTCGCTTTCTCCTCCGCATTTCGAGAGTCCTCGTATAAATGCTTCCAGTGCGCCTGTGGCGTCTTCTTTGAACCTCTTTGAGAATTCGCTGGTGCTCATTCCTGCTACATCTGCCCAGTCTTTTAGTGAATCACTGTTAGTTTCTACAGCAAGCTGCATTTCGATTAATGCTTTGCTGAATGCCGTACCGCCCGCCTGTGCTTCCATTCCAACTGAACTTAACGCCGTAGCAAGCGCAAGAATGTCAGATTCTGACATTCCTACCTGTGTACCCGCAGATGCAAGGTTGGTCGCCATGTTCATGATGTCTGCTTCAGTAGTGGCGTAGTTGTTACCCAGGTCTACAATGGTGCTTCCCATCTTCTTATATTTTTCATCCGCACTCATAGAGGTGTCTGCCGCCAAGCCGGTAATATTTGCGAATTTCGCGATAGATGTTGCTGCATCTTCTGCCGACAGATTGGTAGAATTACCCATGTCGATCATAACGCGGGTAAATCCTAAGACGTCCTGAGTCTTAATACCTAACTGTCCGGCAGCTTCTGCAACCTCAGAAATCTCCGTTGTAGATGCCGGAATCTCTTTTGCCATTGAGCGGATCCCGTCTTCTAACTGCTGGTAGCTATATACACACTTTCCATTTGCGTCAAACACTTCGTCCGATGTCTTTTTGACACCTGCGAAAGCGGATTCAAACTGCACTGCTGCCGTCCCGGCTCCGGCCAAAACTCCGGCCGCCGCCGTGCTGACTACTTTCAGGTTCTGACCTACTTTTTCTGTCCCCTCGCCGAACTTTCCAAGCCCCTCACCGAACGTCTGGATGGCTGTCTTCTGATTCTTCAATTCTTCCGATGTCTTCTTAATCTCGTTCCGAATCTCTTCCTGCTTGATTTTAGAATCCATCAGTTCCATTTTTAACTCTGCATACTTCTCAGAGTCCTCTCCAACTTCCCTGGCGCATTCATCCAGTGCATCCCGCAAGATCTTCGTCTTGTCTGCAGCTGCTTTTGATTCCTGTCCAAGAAGTTTCTGGCGTTCTTTCAAGAGGTCTGTTTTATTCTTTGCTCCATCCAGTTTTGTTTCGTTCAGCTGTAGTTCTTGATCCAGTTCCCGAATCTTACTATCTGCCTGTCCAACAGCTGTTCTTAGCTGTTCTTCTGCTTCCGCTTGTTTCTTTGCTTCTTCTGCTGCTTTCAGCTGCTCCGCAGACAGCTGTGTCTCTGCGTTTCTCTGTTCTTCCAGTTTTGCAGATGTCTGTGAGAGTTCTTGTGAGATAGCCTCCTGTGCTCTTTTTGCGTCCGCAAGTTTTGCACTCCAGTTATTCGCTTCAATCGAGTTTTCCCCGAATATGGCTTTTGCCGACTCCATTTTCCCCGTCAACAATTCTACTTTCTGGCTGCTTGCTTCCAGCTCTTTCTGTAAGAGTTTCTCTCTCTTTTCCAGAGTGTCTGTTGACTCTCCGGTGCCTTTCATTTGTGTTTCGTTCAGTTTTAGTTCCGCACGTAACGCTTTCAGTGACGATTCTGCCTGTTTTAAACCGCTCGTCAGTTCTTTCGTATCCGCCCGGAACTTCACGCTTGCTTCTCTGTTGCTTAATCAATCACCCTCTCTCCAACATCTGTTCTTCTGCATATGCCTTCCACGCTTCATATGCATATTTATCTTCCAGGATCGTAAGCAGGGAATTATATTCCGAATACCAAAACAAATCCTCGCTGATTCCATTCATAATCACGTAATAGACGTACATATCTTCCACGGTTTCAATTTCGAACCGTGGAAGTCTTAAATAACCTTTTGCTTTCTTACGTGTTACTCTTCGGAATCCGTCCCGGAATCCTGCTTTTTTGACGGCGAATACATCTCATTAATCACTTCCATGTTCTTTCTCCAGTCCTGGTCCATATTTTCAAAAAACTCTGTAAACGACATGCAATCTTCGTCCTGATTTGCATTTTTGTAGGCAGCATACAAAAATTCCGCTACTTCAAGTGCGTCTTTATCATTTACACCTTTTACTAAAACCTTACTTAATGTCTCATACGATTTTTTATCGCTTTTTCTTAATGTCAACATAAGAATAGGAGCGGTGGACATTGCCACACACTCCCCATTTGTAAGTTCATATTCCTCATAATTAATCTTAGGATTCTTCATCTACATTTTCCTCCTCGCCAAGAATACGTTTGATCAATTCTTCTTTTTTGCCCATGGAATCAACTCCCATTTCTTCTGCTTTCTTTCTCAGTTCGTCTACCTTCATCTTTTCGAGTGTAGATCTGGTAAACTCGTTCGGAGCTTCTTCTGGTGTTTCTGTCTTTTCTGGTGTTTCCGGATGCTCCGGAGCTTCTACCGATTCAGCTTCTGGTTTGGTTGTTTCCAGTGTTTGTGTCTCTTCCGTCTTCTCTTCTACCTTTTCCACCAGTCCGTTCTTTTTGGCGTTGATTTCATTGTATCTTTCTTCTGACATCTCCACAATTTCACCCATGAACCGGATGTCTCCTGTATATTTGTCTCTGAATTTCTGTTTTACTTTTACTTTCATGAATTTCTCTCCTTACGCCGCTACTGTAGTAACAAGTTCTCTCGAGAACTCTTCCATCCACTTCTGTTTTACGGTATCATCTTTCAGGTCGTTCACAACCGCTTCATATAAGCCTTCGCCGTGTTCATCCGGCATGACTGCAATTTCCAATTCCAGCATAGCGATATCTTCTGAGTCATTATCCACAGATCTTGACAATGCCGTCTGGATTGTACAGTTTGGATAAGCCTTGAATTTTTCATTGTCGTCCTCGTCCAGAATTAACGCTGTTACACACGCTACTGCGTGCAGTGAATTTGACCCGTAGGCGATTACTCCGTCTTTTAACTCTGCGCGGATCATTCCGTACAAGTCTGCCAGCATATCCTGTGGAGCATATGCAGAAATTTTCAGCGTTCCGTTACCCGTTCCTTTTGTCCTGGTCTTTAAGGTTTTCGAACCACAGGACTTCGTTCTGGTTTTACATTCCATTTCTTCTTCCAGTTTCCCCACGCAATCCAGAACGTCTGCCTTTGTTGCAGCTCCGATCCGGATTCCAAGCTTTTTAATTTCGACTTCTGTGAAGTCTGTTTCTCTGATTCCAGCCATTTTATGTTTCCTCCAATCGTTTTACTAATTTGTCAATTACCCCGTTCACAATCTCATCCCCGGCTTTTTCAGCACCACGGAACATGAACTGCTGATCCCCCCGGTGACGTCTTGTATTTGATCCATCGTCCGGAAAGTACAGGTAATGATAGTTGCCTTTTGTGTATACCTTTACCGCAAGATTTTCCCCCTGTATCCGGAATGGATCCGTCTGTGAGGCTGCTGTTTTCTTTCCGTTCCATGTTCTACCGGATACCGGCAAGATTGCCCGGATATACTCTTTTATCTTTTTTCCGCCCTCGTTTGCCAGATAATCGTTTATAATCTGCTCTGCAACAGATCTGTCGGAAAATTTTTCGATCGTTTGTGCGACCCTATCAAATTCTTTTGCATCCAGGTAAAAATAACTCATCGGCTACACCTTTTTTCCGTTTTTCCAAATTCCATCGTGCAGATTTCTACAATACACTCTCCTGCTTTCTGCACATAATCGTATGCCGTGTCGGTATCTGAGATTTTGAATCCAAGTGTTTTCATCTTTTCGATCACCTGTTTCTCCAAGTCTTCTGGGATGTACTCTTCTTTCACAATCGCAACGAAATAACGCCTGGTTATTCCACCCTTGCTTTCTGACTTTCCCGCTCTCCTTTTTCCGAACACGATGCAGTCCCAGTTCTCGCGTCCTTGGAACCTTCCGGCACCGTAATATACATCCGGCACGATCTCTTTTAAGGCTTCTTTAATTTTGTCTTTCAATTTTCCTTACCTCTTCCAGATAGAAATACAACTCACGGTTTTTCTTATCGTGATCAACGTAGATAATCGCATAGATCACATTATTAATTACCACATTATAATCGCTATCCGGTGGTATAAGATCCGGGGTTACTATCTTAGTTGTCAGATTTGCTCCGTGCTGTTCGGCAAATTCAATGTCTTGCTGTCTTTTTGACTTTTCTGTGAAACACAAAAAGCCCAGATATTCTAAATCATCTAGGCTTTTTACATTCTTTTCCACGTCTTTTTTGCGATAAATTTCGGCAACTCCATCCCCGTAATCATTCAAGATATTCCTCGCCATATTTTACCTCGTATTTATGTCTTGCTGTAATAATATCGTTTCTGTAATTCTTATCGAATTCACATGCTATCTTGTTCCACGCATACCAGCTATACTTTAGTAGCAGCATTCGGGCGAATCCCGGTTTCGTAAAATCCATTTGATCATCTTCATGCATTCCAAGTTTATGCATCATTATTTCAATGGCATCTTCCGTTATATCCGTAATTTCCTTCTCTGTATCATCATTCGCCCAAGTTATCCGGCATTCTCTTTTTACTGCTGCTACAAGTTTTGCTTTTTCTTCTTCGCCCATAGCTTATGCCGTTACAACGGTATCCGCAGTTTTTACAGTTACATATGCCGGATCCAGTTTGCTAATGTCCAGGACAATCGCTACTGTGTTATCGTATGGGCGGCCATTTCCGTGAAGCTTAATCTTATATGTTCTCGCGTCCTGAAGGAATTTGAATTCATCGGAATATTCAATCTTTCCGTCTTTGCTTTCTCCAAGCCCGAAGAAATACTCTTCCGGCAGACACAGGATAGCCTGTCCGGTTTTCACTTCGTTCGATCTCACAACTTCTGTCGGGAACGGGAATAAATCTCTGGCGTATGTTCCGCCTGTTGTCAGTGCCGTAGTTGCCGGCATGATCTTGTTGAGGTAGTCTACCTGGTTACAGATCATCAGTACTTCGTCAAAACTTCTCATACGTCCTTTTTCTGTGACTGCCAATTTTGCCACAAGTGGTCCGTAATTTGCCGGGAGGAAATTTGTTACCTGGATTGCTGTTTTTTCCGGATATCCGGTTGATGTCGAAAAGCTTACTCCTTCATGGATATCTCTGTTCAGTCCGACCGGTTCATCTTTTCCACTTCCTGATACGATTGCTTTTTCGAGTGCTGCGTATAATGCTTCCTTCAGGATTGTACGGATATAGTTGTCGAGGAACGTTGGTCCAAGATCCAGCATATCCTGCGGGATCACTGCATAGGCTGTCAGTTTCAGTAATGTAACCTCTACGCCCTTGAATGCAGATTCAATTTCCTGTGTGATCTCGCCATTGATCTGTCCCCAGGCTGCCTTCTGTCTGGTGTGATCATTTAAGAGCCACTTTGTAAGGTATTTCACATTCTGGAATGTAATTTTGTCTAACAGTGGGTGCTCCTCTAACAGATCTCTGTACACATCTTCAATGATAGTTTCCGGCATTCCACCATCTGTACTAATCAGATCCGTGAACGCCTGCTTCGGATCGCTCGCCTTTCCAGCCTTTGCTAAATTCTGATAGAACTTCGTCTCTTCGCTTGTGAGCTGTCTGTAGCCTCTCTGAGCAAGCACATTCGTATCAGTGCTGTACATCTCAAAGTCTGTCTTTACCTTTTCTGTGATGGCGTCAATCACCTGTCCCCAGGCTTTTTTCCCTTCCTCTTCGTTTCCGCTCTGCAGTGCGCTCTGCAGAGCCGCTACTGCCTCTCTCTGTTTTGTGTCCGCAATGTTTCCTAACATTCTTTTTTCTCCCTTCTTTTTTACATTGAAAACATGTTAAAAAATGTCTGCATAGAGACATCTTTTTCTTCTTTTTCCGGCTTTGTCAGTTCTTCGAATTCTTTTAACTGGTTCGAGAAATTCGACTGTTTAATCTTGTCTCTCATTTTTCCAATCTCTTTCGATGACTGCATTGCCCCGTCAAGTTCTACTGTAGTACGTCCAGCAATCTCATCAACCATGCCAAGTTCCAGCGCACGATCCGGATCAAGCAGTGTCTCTTTATCCATAATGTCTTTTAATTCTTCTTCCGTGATCTTTCCGCCACACCGATTTAAGAAAAGTGACCTGGAAGCTTTCATCCAGGCATCCAGGTTATCTGCCTGACTTCTGAGTTCATCTGCATTTCCTGCAGCTACCGTCCACATATTATGAAGAAGCATAGCGGTTCCCTCCCCCATTACACGGTGATCGCATGCCTGGAGAATCGTGGCGGCGATACTGTTCGCCACTCCGTCCACATAACCTGTCTTGTATGCTTTGCATCGTTTCAGGTTTGTAAAAATGGCAGTTCCTTCTTTTACAGATCCACCATCCGAATTGATATACAGTTCAATGGTGTCAGAATCTGACACGCCCTCTAATAATTCTCGGAAATGGTTTGCCGAAGTCTCAGACTCGTCATACTCCCATGTTTCCCAGTTGAAGTCTCCTTTTGCTTTTACTTCGTCATACAGATAGATTTTATGTACTGTCCCCGCCTGCTGGTGTGCAAAGCAAATTCCACCGATCTTATTCATCCTCTTCACCCCCTTTCACAGCTGTCCTTGTATCATCTGCTTCCCTGAAGTTATTCGTAACGTAATACGTTTTGCTCCACGGTGTGTTTAATGGTACCAAGCTTAATTCCTCCCTTGCTTCGTCTGTATTTATGATCGCTGAGCCGATCAGCTTCTCTACATTGGCCGCAGTCTCAAACAGGTCTCTGTGTTTGATTCCTCCGGTGTAACACTGATAATAATTCCCGTTCATGTATTCATAGACGGTCGCGCGCTTATTCAGCACTTCCGAAATGGTATTTGCTAACGGGTTCACGCCAAACGTCAGGAATACGTCACACACCTCTTTCAGGTTCGTGATATTTCCCATCATCATTGACATTGGAATTTTAAAAGCCTGTCCGACCATCTCAAAAATGTCTTTGCGGATATTCACGAAATCATCGGAGGTTTTCGGGGATTTTACTGATTCTTCTATCAGTTCCTCACCAGCATACTCCACATATGTGGCGTATTCATTTTCCATATAATCTTTGATGTTTTTTGCAATAACTTCTTTGAATTGTTTTTGGAATTCTTCATCCCCGGCTTTAATTGCATCTACCTTATACTTGAATTTTCTTCCATTCGTATCCTTGAAAGTTCTTGCTGCCGTTTCCAGGAGCTTCCCGTATTCCCGGTACACTCCATCGATCAGCGTCTGTGCACATTCATCCTCCATTCGGAATAAATACACTTCGTCCGCCCTGAACGTCCGGTTGAGCTGTAATCCCCCAGGCAACACAATACCGCCATAGATATTCCCGAGAACCGGCCTTTCCTGCACGATCGTGAAGTCTTCCGCGCAATGCAGTTCACCATTTATCTCGACCACCAGTGCGCCTTTCTTCGTTCGTGTCATTTTTCGGATTACTCTGTGCCAGAAATAATTGCTGTTTTCGTTTTTGTTTGGCGCTACGTTTAACAGGTAATAATCCTGATCTTTTACAGGTTTTCCCTTGTTGAACACTCTCATTTCTGCCATGCTGATTGCATTCGCCAGATAAGAGCTCGCCGTGTAGATTGCCAGTTCTTTGTAGTAGATTGATGCGGGTATATTTACCACGACCGTTTCTGCATTTGTACCGGTAACCTTAAATACTTTTTCCAGGAAGTTTTTTACTCCCATGCTATGCCTCCTAACATACTGTTCCTATCCTATTCTTGATAATTCTTCTCTGCTTGATTCTTTCTTCATCCGTGACTGCTGCCGCGAACGCCATAAAGCCGTCCGTTTTTCTGGAACGCCCTTCTATTTTTTCGTACGTGACGTTACCTTTCTTGTCTGTCACTGCTTTTACATTCCATGCATACCAGCGCATGATCTTGCTGGTTCCCCAGGCAACCAAACCGCGTGCAAACATGTAGCCGATTACCGGTGCGACCTTCATCTGGTCACTTGGTCGGATCAGCTTCAGATTCTTCTTTTCGTCAGAGAATCCTATCTTCTTCAGTGCGTCTCTCATCCATGTCTGTCGGAAGTTGTCCATCACCACGGATTCAATTTTGTACAGCTTTGATTTTTCTGTCAGCCAGTCTGTTATATATTCTGGGTCAATCTCGACATCATTTACCATCGTCAGTACTCCTTCTTCTTCCGCTTCTTCCAGTGGATATTTTACCCTTGCCAGATCCCGTGATTTCGTGCACACCCATGTATGATGTATCCAGTAACGTTTGTTCTCAATTTTGAATAATAATCCAGCTACTACAAAGTCCTCTGTTTTTGCATAGTCAATTCCTGCTACACAGGAATGGTTGCGAAGATCCGGGAGACTTCTTGTCGCTTTTTCAAGATTCTCCCAGTCCGTCACACAATACTGCGTTTGCCCTGGCGGCCGGTTCATTCGTTTAGTCATAAAAGCGGTGTGATTTACCGGATCTAGTTTATATTCTTCGTATTCCATCCGCATTTCAGTTAAAAGCGTTGGAAAGTTTTTCAATGACGGGTTTGCTTTATGCCATTTTTTTTCGTCATGTACTTCTTCTGGATCATCCAGCCAACAGATGAATGGCAATTTCCCATTATCCGGTATTTCGCCTTTCAGGATTAACAGGCAGGTGTCCAGCAGTTCATCCAGTGGACCATCCCGGATATCTCCCTGTGTAGATATTACCGTTCGTCTTGGGAAATCTTTTTTTCCAAGTCCTCCGGTCGCTACCTCGATCAGATCATAATCTTTATACGCATGATATTCGTCAAAATCCACTTTCCCCGGTCTGCCTCCGTCTTTGGTTCCTGGAGCACGGGTGTGGTATTTGATTTCTGACCTTGTTTTAATGTTGGTGATACATTCCAAATTCCATTTGAACGAATTCTTAAAGAATTTTTCATTGTCCTCAAGAATATTATGTATATCCTTGAATGTTGTCCTTGCCTGTTGCTCCGATGTGGCGAATATGTCAATGTTGTATTCTCTAACTCCATTGACCGGTGTGATCAGTGCGAAATCCTCGAACGCAAGATACCCATTCTTCCCCGCCCCACGTCCAACCAAGATGATCAGATACGGGAATCTTAGCTGTCCATCTTCTCTTTTGTACACACAGTTGTGTAATGCAAAGCAGAACTGCTCCCACGGTAACAGCTTGTAAGGGAAGTACTTTTGTAATCCCAGGTATCTTTCTAATTGTTTTTCATCTACATAGACATCTTCCTCCGTGAATACTTTTTCCACAAAATCACAAAGAAGCAGCTGTTCTTTACACACAACTGCTTCGTCGCTTCTTACGAATTCAATATACTGGTCAATCTGTTTACAGATCTTCATCGATTACTTCATTTCCTGTTGGTTCATCCGTCGTCAGTCCTAACTCCTTCAGGATGCTCAGCATCTGCTTTTCTACAGCCACCAAATCTTTTACGGACTGGTTTTGTTTTGTGATCTCGAATCCGTTTGCAGAAAGCGTCTTGTACGACACTCCACGTTCTTTTATGTCCTCTTGTAGAGCCTTTTTTGTATCAAAAAACTCCATATAATCGTTAATTATGTCCAAAAAATGCTCCGTTTCTGCACCTTTTGTACGTAATTGTTTAATTAAACTGGTTTTAATTTTTTCTTTGATTTCGTCCATTTCACGGGCTTTTTTCGACTTTCGCGCCATATTTTCACCACCAACTTTTTTCCATTTTTTATCACGCGCGAGTCAGCGCGGTTCAGGCGTGCCCCCTACCCGTTGTAAGCGTCCCCCGTGGATTTAGGGTATAGGGGGTACCGGGGGTACCTTTGTAAAAAATTTTTCGGAATGCATTCCATCCACATCGTCCAACACAATGAATCGGTTACAGCAGGACGTTCGAACCTCCAGAACCTTGTGTTCCTTCGCTCCAAACAGCTTCGCATATCCATATGCTATTGCTCTCCTGTATCCGTGTCCCGTAAACGTAACACGATCTCCAACCTTTATCTCTTCTACCATCGTTCTTCATTCACCTGCTTCACCTTCCTGTACTTCATTCTTTCGTGCGCTCTGTCGTGACAGTCATGGCAGAGTGGTATCAGATTCCTGTACTGCTTTCCTCTGTACTCATAGAACTCACACAGTGCAAGCTCCGGATGTGTCTTGACGTACTGTACGTGATGCACTGTCTCAGCTCTTGATACTTTTCCTTTCTCCTTGCACCACTGGCATTCATGATGGAACTTATCCAGTACATTGTTCTTTAATGCGATCCACTCTTTGCTCTTATAGAATCGGTACAGCTTATTCTCTTCTATCAGTTTCTTTATCTCTTGTTGTGTCCATTCCATAATTGCTGGAACAGGATTCGAACCTGTGTCCTCCGGCTATTAAGACCGGCGTGCTCCCTTTCCGCACCCTCCAGCTCCACTATAACCGGCAGTCGCAACGTCTCTGATCTACCATCAATATCGTCTTGCGTCTGCCTTTGTAACAGCACTCCCAGTGATATTCTTTTCCCTGATCTGTGTAGATCCTTTTGCAGAACTCACAGTCTTTACACTTGGGAATCTGCTTCTCCCCTTCTCTTCTATTGCTCATATATCCCGGACAACTTTCCTCTGCAGGACAATGTTCTTTCTTGCTAAGCTTCCAGTAATGTATGCAGCCTTTGTTCTTACACGTAACTAACATAATTCCTCCACGAAAAAGAGCACTCGGATTTCTCCAAGTGCTCCTTCTTTATTCGTTATTTACTTCTTCGATGAACTCTTTCATCATCTTCGTGAGCTGTCCTGCGGCACTCACTCCCGCTTTCTTGCAGGCTTCCGCGTATTCGTCCACAACTTCTTTCTTGAGTTTGTAAGACTTTGATACCCAGCCTGCTTTCTTTTCATACTTCTTTGTAGCAACCGTCTGTGGCTTAGGACTTCCTATCGGCATTGTCATCCCTCCTCTTCTTAAGTTCTGAGGCTACATCTATCATCATGTATACTGATGCAAGCATAAGTAATACACTGCTATAAATGTTCTTTCCAGATCCAAAGAATATCACAATCGTTGCAAATAAAAATAACTCGCTGAATCTTATTCTTTTCATATCCTGTCAGATGGGTTATAATCTTTGTAAGAGGTAAGGGCTTTCGCCCTTTCCCCTATTTGAGAACTGCAATCAAGTTTGCCAATCCTGTAAAGAACGTTCCGAGTGCAATTAGAAGTTCTATCAGAAGCTTTATTGTAGTTCTCTTTTTCTTTCGTTTTTTCTTTCCCATCCGTATCTCACCTCCTTATGTATATATAATATCATATGGTGCACCATATGTCAACAGTTTCATGCTTCTTTTGATATTTTTATCAACTGCTGCCACCCTTCGGGTAAATATCAGCACCTCTGTTTTACTTCTCTATACATAAAAAGGATGGCCACAATCTCTCGACTGCTGCCACCCTTCGGGTGAGTATGTCCTTTGTTCTTTTTTCTTGATGTTACCATAATAACACACTTTCTTGTATCCTGAGTCCCCCTCTTTTTAAATTTTCTTTGACATCAGGTAATAGAATTTTCTTCTGCGTTCATAATACATCTTTTTCCCACATGGGATCTTCTTAGAGTCCCTTAAGTATCTGTATGTCGCATAGTCAGTCGTAACCCCTTCCAGAATCCACGGATATATCACTGCGTCTGCTTCGATTGCTGTCTGTTCAATCCGTTTACATTTTTCCTCCAGCTCCATACGTTTAATAGCCAGGTGTTCCGTCTGTGACGCCTGGCTTGGACTTCCTTTTCCTTCCTGACCATATTGCATGGCTTTTATGGTATTTGTAAGTTCTGCGAGTTCTCTTCTCCATTCTGGATACTGAAGACAATGGTATTTAATCTCCAGGAATCTATTTGTATCAATTCCATACTTGTCTTTATTGATCGGTCTCATTTTCAACTTTGTATTTCCTCCCCGTTCGTCTGTCTTTAATTATTAAGATGTCGAATCCGAACAGGCTTGCTATATCCTGTAGATCAGTCAGTGCTCTGCGCATGTGGTAGGGCATCTGGTTGTATCTGTGCAGTGCTTTGTCTGCTGTCGGATCTTTATAACCTTCATTGTTCATAGTTCTCCTTTCCGTGATTCACACATTGTTTTATACATTTTTCAATTTTGTCTTTGCACGCTTCGCAATATTCTTTCGGTCCATACATATCTTGCATCGCCTGTCTCATGTTATGTTCGTACGCTTTTGCCGTTCCGCCTAGTCCGTCACATCCTGCGTATATTCTTATTGTGTAATACGTTGCGCCTATCGGCATCCCGCATCCGTCACATATATGTTGTCTCATTTCATTCACCTACCACAATGCTCTCTTTCTTTTACGTCCTTTTACGTATACTGCGCAGTTTTCTACCGTGCACCCTCTGCTATGTCCTTCTACTCCAATATAGTTACAACCACCCAAGCCGGTTCTGCATGCTCTGTAGATGCACGTCCTGCATTGGTGCCTATCTTCATTTGGTCCTGCTTCCTTGCTCCTAACTTTTTTTCTCACGGGGTTCTCCTTTCTCCTCCGACTGCTGCCGTCCGGCTTTTGCCGGAGGGAATCTATATCAACCGGTTGCTGTCGTGATACAATTACCGGCAAGTGCAAGCTATTCTATTTTCTCTGCCAACCAATCCAACAATCTGGTTATCATCTTATACATCCTCGTCTTTTTCAGCTCTGTTTTAAGCTCATCACAGGCTCTTACAAATTCATGCTGATCGTCCTCACGTTTTTTCATATTTTTCATATTTGCAAATCGCTTTCCCCGATATTTCCATATGCCAAGTGCAAGCAGGACACTTTTCGTGTCATCTGCCTGCTCCTTTCATGAATTGGTTGTACATCTGTTTCTTCCATCCTGTTTCCAGTGGTGCTGGTCTACGGTTATGTTCGGCCAGAGCCCTTATCAGATCTTCGAATTCTGCGGCCGTCTGTTCCGAAAGCTCTTCCTTCAGATTGACGTTGCTCATCCAGCTGAATCCGTATTTCTTTAAAATATCTTTTCTTGTCATTTTCCGCCTCTTTCTTACTTCAATAATTCCTTGTCTATTATCTGGAAGTTGGCTCTGTGAATATATAATGCCTTGCCGTCTATCATCAGTTTGGTCATCTTCGGAAGATCTTGCGGAATCTTCCAATATACCTTATCTCCTGAATATGCTGTAATCGGCTGACCTAATTGTGACTTGATTACTACTACCCTGGATTTTCCAAAAGAATTTTTATATTTATTAACGATTCCAGCTATGATTGTATTGTCTGTTATTGCTCCGGTTGACTGGCTTTGGATATCTTCTTGTGTAAAATTCACCTCTGCTTTTAATCCATTTTGTTCAAATATGCAGGTGTCTCCACAGCTTTGTATCTCTTTGCCGTCAATGTTGATTGTGATCACCGATGATAACTCATATCCGGTTATTACAGATCCGCCACTATCATACGATGTTGTTTTCACTCTATTCCCTTCGATATTGATCTTTTCTCCCTGTGTCGTCATTATCTTATTTCCATAATTATCATAGGTGTTGATTGTGTATGTATTTCCTGTCAAATCCCCCTGCATGTCATTTAGTGCTGAACCAAGTTCTGCACATCCTGTCAGACACGCTATCAATACTATGCATGCTATTAATCCTGTTATCTTTCGTCTTTTCATTTTGTTATTCCTCCTCTTCTCTGTCTTCCCATTTACACATATCCCACCATTGGCAGAATAAGCAGCATCCCCAGCATTGGTTAGTACGTACCATTATGAGCCAGTGTTTTAATTTTTCTTTTATTTCCATGCTACTCGCCTCTTCTTATGCATCTCAGAAGATCTTCTACACCTTGTGTGTATCCTTCTTTGTATTTCCGGGCTTTTTCAAGCTCTCTACTGCACTTGACACTTGCTTCATGCTGCAATCTATTGGCCGTTTCTTCCATCTGGTCGTCTGGTTCTTTTTCTTCTGTCTCTTTCTCTCTTGCAGAGACTTTCATCTCTTCTATTTCTCTTTGTTTTTCTTCCAGTTCTTTCTTGAGCGTTCTTATTTCTTCGCAATCCGCATTGTCATTTTGTCGTTCAATTCCAAACGTTGCCAGCATCGCATTATCTATATCCTGTATTTCCTTTTCTGTACATGTTCTGATATACTCTCCGAATCGGTCAAGATAGGCGAATGACAGTTTCTCGCATATCGCTACTGATGGTGTCATGCACATAACTTTTGCATGTGTCGAAGAAGAATTCTCTTCTTTATTCGCCAGCCATGCTACTTGCGCACAGCCGGTTTCCTCTATCACTTCTGTTGCTGATACTACGACCGCTGGTGATTTCTCTCCTGTCTTACCTTTTTCAATATAGAATATATCTCCTTTGTATACTTCCATGTTATTTACCCCCCCTGCGTTTATTATTGCTTCGAATGCCGTCGGATCATAATAGCCGGATCCGTTCTTCTTTATATCATTTTTCATCCTTGTCAGTACCTCCGCCCCGTTTTATAATTTCAATCGCATGAAATTCTTTCAACTTCATTTTTCCCGTTACCTCCATCTTCGTTTTTTCAAAACTCAAACACTACTTCCGGTGCTTTTATAAAATTCGCACCGCATTCCTCTGTGTTCTTCCGTTCTATCTTTCTGATCATCTCTGTTATCTCTTTGTCCGAGTCTTTACAGTATGCGTATCCATCCGGTGCATAGATGCCTTTTACCTTTCCGTTTATACGATCCAGTATTGTTTGATAGCTCATGTAATTCTGCCGTGCAGCTTCTCTTGCCGATTTATAGAATGCTACGATTTCGCCGTCTTGGTTGATCTTTGCTACCTTGGTTGCTCTTCCGTTCATCTGTCCAGTTTTTTTGGATAGTTCTTTTTTGGTGATTACTCCGATATTCCCAAGTATGTCGTCAGTTTTAATTCCATTCTTGTGATATGTTACATATCCTTTCGGAAGATCTCCGATGAACGTGATCCGCATCAGGCTCATGACTACTACCTCTTTCCTTTTCAGCTTAATTAGTCTTTTCCCCTGATTATTCTTCTTTACATACGGTTTTAGGTGCTTATACTTCCCATTCCCTATTTTCTTTCGTATGTCTGCCCAGTAATTAATCTGGTATATTCCATCATAACCTGGAATGTCATACCAACCTTTTGGGTCTACATTTTTGATTCTCATAGATATCACACATTCTTTTGTAACCATTTCAAAAATTCTACCAAATACGTTTCACTGTCCGGAGCATGCACGTACTGCTTATCATATGTTTTTTTATTTCCATACGCTTTTTTATTTTTTTCTAACAGATGGAAATAGCAGCTGTCTCTTTTCTCTTCGCCGTTCCATTCCATTATTCGGTCCGGATATTCAGTAACCACAAGCCTGCTGCCGTCAGTGAAATCGTATTTATAATAATTTACATTTATGTTTTTATCTGTGTACCATAATCCCCAAGCTTTATAATTTTTCAGCCATTCTTTTCGCTGATCGTTATTCTTTAATCTTGGAAGTTCTGGCTGTTCCGGTTCTTTTGGTGGATTCATTACCGTGTCCAGATCATTGATATATCCGGCCAGTGCCGCAATCATTATCTTGTACGTCCGCACCCGGATGTCATTAGTATCCATGTGTCCTTTCGCCATCTCCAGATAATTCCTGTATTTTTGATTTTCTTCCCTGGCAATGTCAAGCTCTGTTTTCTCAGATTTCTTTTCATTTAGTTGTGCCTCTTCCGGAACTCGTTCCTGCGTTTCTTCTTTGTCCTGGTATCTATATTCATTTTCTTTCTCTGCAGGTTCTTCTTCCAGGCCAGATACTGCATAGGTGTCAGGTGTTTCAATCTCTTCGGTTTCTTCGCTTTTTTCTTCCTGTTCTTCATTTTTCTCCTTTTTTTCCGTTTCTTCTTTTGCGGTTTCCTCCAACACTTTTTTGATGGCTCCTGTTAAGTCGAGCCAATGGAAATTCCCCCTATTTTCGTTGTCTACCCACAATTGGATATATCCGCTGTACATCCTTATTTCCCCGGCATCTTTCCCGTCAGTTCCTTCAAACACCCAAGTTCTTCCAGATACTCCCGGATGCAGATTTTGTTTTATCAGTTCATTGCACATTCTTATATTCTGCCCTGTTATCTGTTCCGCATTTTCACGGAACCAGTATTTGTATGTGCTCACCATTTCTCTCGCTGCTAATTCCAGATACTCTCTTTCCTCTTCTGTTGGAACGCGTACCATCACTACTTCATTCTGATCAGAATTTTCTTCCGGTGTCAGATTCTGACACGCACCGTCATTTATATCTTCGATGCTCAGCTGTCCATCAATTTGTTCTTCTTCTGCTTTTTTCTGCTCTTCGGCATATTCTTTCACATCTTTGTATGTCAGTCCCTTTTCCCGGTGATGCTCCAGCATATCCTCCTGAATATCCTCGGACATCTTGCTAATCTCATACGCGGCCGAGAATGTTAATCGTCCCTCTTTTAATTCTTCTGTGAACTCCGGGATCAGCTTCTTGTTAATTGACTCGATCTGTCCGATCTTGGTGGATGATACCTGCATCATGTTGGCTATTACATCCCGCAAACGTCCGCTGTCCAATTTGTAACCATGAAGTGTCAGTCCATTCTCTTTCATGTATTTCAGTGTTTCTTCCAGTGTTTTCTGCTCTTCCAGGATATCTGCTACCGTTTTATTCCGGTACGTATTTGCTATGATTAACTGGATCATCTCTTCATGCTCTTCTGCAGGTGTCTTGATCTGGCAGGATGCTACAGAGAATTCTTCATAACCTTTTTCTACCAAGAGTGTCAATGCTCTCCATCTTCGTTCTCCGGCTATGATGCGGTATTCGCCACGATTGCAAGGATCGTGGACTACCGTCAAGTTCTCCAATAAGCCTACGGCAAGGATATCCTGTGCCAACTGCTCGATGTCCTGGATAGAATAGAAATTCTTGTCATTGCTGTACATCTGCTTAATTGCAATATCCTTTGTCCGGAATCTTGCTTTTGTTTTATTGTCTTCTGCTGCCGCCTTCGTCTTATTGTTCAATGCGTCCATTACGTTCCATCCAGTAGCCATCTATCTATTCCTCCTTACTCTTTTCCAGGATGCTCCCTTGTTCTTCTTCCGGTTTTCCGATAGACTTCTGGTGGTTATTACTACCGGATCGTTACTCTCTTTCAGTTGTTTCCGTATTGCCCTAAACCGGCTGTTCATCCGTCTAATGCTGTCGTTCATTTTTTTCCTAAAGCATCGTGTTGCAATCGTAACTCTTTCACGCTCTTCCTGCGTCAGGATGTCTTCTATCGGTTTATTAATTCTACATATTGCTTCCAGTACACTTTCTGGCAATCTCAGTCCTGTCTCTATCGGTTTCATTGGATTAAAAACTGGCAGGTTCATCTGCTTGTCCAGAAAGGTGTGTGTGTTCATTTTGCCCGGATCTCTTAAAAGTACCGCCGGGATTCTTCCTTCCGGTGGGTTACACCCGTGAATCTTCTTGTATAATTTCTTCGCCTGTCTCTTATTCATCCTGTCCACCCTCCAGATCTCTCAAAAGTTCATACGTGACCGCTCTGTAGTCCCGGGACGCTATGCACCCCTTAGAGAATTTTAAGAGCGGTACGTGTGCGATTGTGGATTTTTCCGCTACTACAGATCTTCGGATCACTGTCTGGAAACAATCGTGTCCGGAATTTTCTTTTAACCACTCTTCTACCTGCAGTGTTGTTTTATTCTTCTGCCTCATTGTGATCAGGACTTTCATCCGGATCCGATCGTTAAACTTCCGGATGCTTTCCAGCTGTTCATCCATGTTGTCGGCAGCTTCAATCTCGAATCCTCCGAGTTTTACCGGTACGATCACAAGATCTGCTGCCACCAGTGCATTCATCACTGTCATGTCCATAATCAGACCGCAATCAATGACACAGTAGTCGTAAGCAGCTGCTACGTCTTCTAAGTCTTCTGCTAGTCTTAAGATCTGATTGCCTTCCTCTGTCTTCATCAGGTACATGTTGGTATTCATCAGATAGCCGTTACACGGGATAATGTCTATCCGGTCGTACGGTGTTGTCTGGATCAGTTCGGATGTAGTGTACGTACCACCTTCCCGTTCATGGTTCTCCAGCAGATCCGGAAGTCCTCTTCCTTCCGGATCATATGCCCCGTAGAGCATAGATATATTCCCCTGCTGATCAGCATCGATCACCAGTACTTTCTTTTCTTGTTCCTGTCCCAGAATATAGGCAATGGATGCGGCCGTCATAGTCTTTCCGATCCCGCCTTTCTGGTTCATTACTGCGATTATTTTCATGATACTTTTGCCTCCTGTTCTTCCGTTCTCTCCCATTCCACCAGGCTTTCTGTTGCCCTTCTATAGCACTCTATCCAGCTTTCATCACTTTCTACTTTCAGGATCTGTTTCTTATGGATGCCTATCCCTTCAAAGATCTGGATACTTCCTCCGTGGTTCAGTGTGAATCTTGTCTTCACCCGGAGCTCTCTTCCCTGTTTGATCATGTTATATACTTCATAGAACTCTCTTATGCTCTGCCGTTCTCTGTCGTCCATTCTTCCACCTCTTTCGGTGCTCTGCGCTTTAACTCTTTTATCTTTCCTTCATTCCAGATACTGTCGTTTGGTTCCAACATTTCCATCATGTTGTCTAACTGTAGATATTCTTCCAAGACTGTGATTGCGTCTCCGGCCGTATAGCAAGAAGCTACGTAGTGTCCGTTCTTTGCCATGTCATGTAGAAACTCTATCTGGCTGTCCTGGTGTCTGCCGGTCCCATATTTCATTTCGATGTATAGTCCGATGTATACCCCTTTGGCATACGGAAGATGCAGATCGGATACCCCGGACTTTACTCCCATGCTCTTAAGCTTTACTGCTTCCGCTTTATTCCTGCTGCCGCCGTTCGGGATATGATGCAACCATTTCAGTTCCGGATAACGGTTCTCATTCCACGCCGCCCAGTTGCATACGTGAATCTGTTCTGTATCTTCACTTCTTCTCATGTTTTTAAGCTTCATCAAGGTCCCCCTCTTTCTTCCGACCGAATTCATCTATGCCTTCCCAGTTGAATCTCTGTCCGCAATTAGAACAATAGTTATCACATTTCTTTTGTGCAAAGTGTACCCTTGATTCCCTACGTATTTTCCCGCAGTTTTTGCATCTATAAGCAACCACATATGGATTCACGTCTAATATCTCCGGCTCTTCGCATTCACATGCCACTGCTTTTTCAGCGGCATCCATATTGCACGTTTCTCCGACATCCAGTACCAGAACTGGGTACGAAAACATATCAAGCCAGTTTCCGTCTTTTATCTGGTATTTCTTCCTGTTCTTTGTATCTACTACCATCGTGCCGATCCCGGCATCGTCTTGATATCCGCTCAAATATTTCATCATCTGTTTTACCGTTATACCCATTTATCAAATCCTCCTGTTTAATTTAATCATCGTGTATCTCCTGTATTTGTACCCTGTCTTCGGGTTAATACCTTCCCACATCCTTGCTATGTAGTAACCTTTCTTCGGCTTTATTTCTTTTTTCCACCTGTAGAGCTTGTCCGGATGTGGTTTTGGAAGCGGCATATTCTGGGATCCGTGGAAGTCCGACTCTTTAATCCTTGGTTTGGACTTCGTGCCATCTTTCTTCGTTTCCGTGGTATGCTCGTCTTTTGTAAGGTATTCTGCAAGCTTCAGCATATCCTCGCCGTAATAATCGCTGTCTTTTATCTTTGTCAGCCACGTGCCGCCTTTATCCCATGCGTTCTGTACGATACTGGCAGTGTCGCCAACCTCTTTAATCACAAAATGAATATGCCATGCTCCCTTTGTTCCTCTTTCGATGTTCCGCATATAGAAGTTTTCATAACCTCTTTTTCGGATCTCTCTCCTTACTTTCCGCATCGCTTCCGCAAAATGTTTTTTTGCCTCCTTCATCGTTGCCGGTCTGTTCGCTACTTTGTATGTCCAGGTGACCAGTAAATCGTTCGGTTCGAAGTATTCCAGGAGACGCATCTGACACCGTTTCGTCTTATTCCATTTATTTACTCTTGCAATGTCTTCTTTAGTGGCTTTCTTCTTTTTCTTTCTTGGTAATCCCTTCGCCCCATACTTCCCGTCATGGTACTCCTGTACGATCAGGACATCTCCTTTTCTCAGCTTATATGTCACTCTTTTTATCATGCTGTCGGTCCTTATCTTAATATCTTTATCAAGTGCTTAACGGGGGTATTGCCCCCCCCCTGATTTGTTCCGGATATTTAGCGAAAAGACGGCAATATGATGCATTGACTTTCCCGAAAGTTCGTTCTATAATTTTTATAGATGTATTGAACTTTTACCCCGTGGTTGTGATGTTTGGGAAAATCAATGCATTGTGTGCCTTCAGGAGCTTCACCCAGTTTCCTGAAGGCTTTTTCTTTTATGATGCTTTCGCCATCTTTTCTTCCATGCATCTGACAATGAGATCTGAAAAATCACGAATGATACGCTGGATCTCATCCTGGCTTTTATCTTTATACGCTTCATCCGATACGTGACACGTACATCCGTTTGTTACGATCGTTTCTACAATCATGCTATGTACCTCCTTTTTATCTATGTATGCTCACTTGCTTGTATCTGTTGTTGCTTTCTTTACTTCCATACGATATCTAATGGTCCCGCTGCTCTGCAGTAAAGCAGGAGCAAGAGCCATATTACTTCTGTAATCAGTAGCGTTGCTTCAATCTCAATAATCTTGATTGCTCTGATCACCTTATTTTTCCGGATATGTCTTTTCATATTTGTTATCCCTCAATTCTTTGTGTCCTGCTTTTGTCCTGCATGGCCTCCATTGCAGCACTCATTCGGATTAGTTCTTCCCTCGTCATTTTTCTGTTTTTTCCTGTTTTTTCTTCATCGTCTTCTGTAAATATCCGGTGTTTTTGGATAAAGCATTCGAAGAAAAAGTCTTGTTCCTCCTTCCATAAGTCGCAGTAAAATTCGTGCTCTATACGAATTTGTAACGCTTCCGCTTTTGTGCATTCGATTATTCTGGTCGTTCTCTTTCCAATGCCTTTTTTGTATTCGTACATTTTCTTTTTTATTTTCTTTCCGAGAATCTTGTACCCTACCTGAAGTAGCAGTCTTCTCTCAAATTCCCCATGGAACGTGAATTCATACTTTTCTTCTGTGTCGTCTGACAGTTCCTCTTCTTCCACATTGTACTTTTGCATCAGCTGTTTCAGTTTCTTCTGAGCTGTTTCTTTTTCTCCTCCAACACCCTGTTCCGCCAAGTTTTTTAGTTTCTTCAGGAGATCAATTTTCTTTTGATTCATCATTCTCTCTTGTTTTCCCCTTCCGTCATTATGTTCTGGATTTTCTCGATTTCGTCGCGCAGTTCTCTGGTAGCACATCTCAGATTCTCTTCCGCGTCATCGATGTGTCTCGAAGGATATTCCCATTCGTCCAACATTCTCAATACATCGTATAAAGTCTGCTGCATCTGTGCTTTCTCTACCAGATCCGGAATAAGTTCATCTGGATCCTGTGTTCTTTTCTTCGAATACGGGTTTTCTTCTTCTGGTTCTTCCTGGCTTTTTACCATAATGCAGAGTCCGTTACGCTCGCTTAGTTTATATGCGCCAACCTCTCTTTCGAGATATTTTGTTATCCATCGGCTACCAGCGCAAACATCTACTCTTTTTCCTGCAGACAGATCTATTATGGAAATCGGTGTATTTTTACATATCAGTCCGGTGTCCAGATGCATCTTGACGATCTCTCTTACTCTTTTGTTCATGATGCGTCACCTCCCATCTTTAAAGCGCACCGTGTGCATGCAGCTCCATCCAATCCGTTATAGAGAATAAGAGCTTCGTCTTCCGGTCTCTTCCAACACATATCGCCGCAGATCTGGCAGTGGATTTTTCTCCATCCTTTCTTGCCGTTTGGTATATTGTCTGCTAACGGCATACACAGCCATCCACCTCGATCAGTTGCTTTTCTTGGTCGTATGGCCACAGTGTCGTTACTTCTTCGTCTCTCCATCATTCTTCCTCGCTTTTTTTCTTTTGCATTCTTCTGTTCCATTCTTCAACAGCTTTCTCTCGTTCATCTTTTGTGATTTTTAGCTCGCCATCTTCAAGTGTGGCTCTTAATTCACGTACCCACGGAAGACACGTTCCACATTCCGAGCATTCGATTCCAAATGTAAAACTTACATCATGATGAGTGGATCCATTGGTTATTGTTATCATGTTTGCCTTTCCACCGCAAAACGGGCATGGCATTAATCTTTCGTTATAATTCATCTGGTTCACCTTCTTTCTCCTTTTCTTCGTTACATACACCTTTGACGGCTCTTGCGAATTCCTGGGTGTTGATCATTGCACTTCCTGTATTCTGTAGCACGTTTATTTCTTCGCAAGCTTCGTTGATGAACCTTCTCGTCTCTTTGCACATTTCATCTACATAGCTGTCTACAATTTTGAAATAATAAGTGGCTAATATTTTTGTTGTTGCAATCGAAACCGCAATAGAAGTCGTGACGCAGGCTATTGCCATTGCTATTACCATTTTTCTTTGCCCTCCATTTACGCTTGTCCTCCTTTCTACCGCTTACGCGGTTTTCTCAATTGTGTAGGTGATTTCCACCTTTTCCTGTTCCTCCAACAGAGATATCAACACCTCAATGATTTTTTCCATATCCGGTTTCATATTCGCCACCTGCTTTCTATCTCCTTGGTTTATGTTTATGTGTTACAGTTTGTACTTGTTGCATTCTCTATGCCGGTTCTTTTTCCTGCTTGTCCATGTCCGCTCTGATCTTTAGAATCTCCATGTTGCTTTTGGCAATCATGAATGCCTGTGGATCATGTGCCGCCAGATGTTTGGCTGTTTCTACCATTTCAGCGATTTCTTTCTTTTCTTTTTCACTCATTGCTTTTCTCACCTCTTTCTTCATTGCTTTTGCCTTCTCTTACTTCGTTCAAGATCTGATGTATCAATGCTGTCTGATACACGATTTCTCTTGCCATCAACGAATCTGGATCTAAGCTCACCTGATGTTTTCTTCGTTTGCTTTCTTTTAAGAATTCATTTCTTTGAATTTTTGCAAAACGTGAAAGCATTTCGTAAGCATTCCGGCTATCTGGATTTTTCATTTTTAATGCTTCTTCTATGCATTCTTCATTCCCTGTTACACTTTTCCCGCAGTTCGGGCAGTAGTTTGCTTTTCTCGGAAGTCTTGCTAAACACTTATGGCATTTCATATCTCTCACCTCACTTCGTCCTGTTGTAAATTTTTCCATTTTCTCCTATACTTGCTTTATTTTTCTCATTATGGTAAAATTTCCCATAAATTAAATTAGAGAGAAGGGTTTGTTATGAGTAACAATCACAGAGATTTTTCATCTCCATTAGCTGATTTGGGTATCCAGAAAAACTTTGTCGCTCCTGCCATCACGGATTTGAATTCCGTATTTGTCCATCTGGATTTCCCGAAATTATTACCAGAATTACTCGAAGATTGTAAAGTGTCCGAGTCCTCTGATATCTTCAAAAAGATTTCAGAAATTGGCGGACTGCTTGATGATCTTGGAGTGAATTCTTCATTCAAAACATTTGAATCTTTTATTCCAGGGATTCAGCAAGTACTTATTGATTTTGAGGATTCCAACGATCTTCCGGATGATGATTATGTAGTCGTTGATGAAAATGCCGTCAAAGTTTTGGATCTGACTGGTAGTGTTTTTGTCCCGCTCGGAAACTATAAAGTTAAGATTCATACATGGACCTTGATTGTTCTGTTGTTTGGTATATGTAAATTTCCTTTCACGCAGTATCAGAACTATCAAAACTATCAACAAGCTAAGCAGACAGCTGAGTATCAAGAAAGAATTTTGGAAATCCAAGAGGATACTAACAAAACTCTCCATGATCTTGTTGATTCCATCGACGCTACAAATTCTTCTCAGCAGGAAGTCATTGACAGCTTGTCTGATGCTACAAAGCGTCTGCTTGATTCTTCTCAAGTGCCTTCTGCAGTTTTTCAAGATCCTGAATCGTCTGTTGATCATTCTGCAGTGACTCCTGATAATAATCGTGAATAACTGCATAATTTTTTGTGTCTATTAGGCTTGCCCCTATAAAGACTATGCTTGTTGCAACAAAGAACAAAAACAGGTCGCTGATTGTTTTTTTCATTTCTTCGATCTGTTTTTCTAATTGTTCAATCTTTTTATCCATCTCTCTTCACCTCATTTCATACTCTGTTCTTTTACGAATATTCCCGGATCAACTTCTAGTGCTTCGCAAATGCTTAGAAATTCATCTGTCCTTAGTTCTCTTTTCCTGTTCTTGTCTCTCACGCTTGCGTACAGCAATTTATATGGAATTCCTGCTATTCTGGACAACTCTGAAAGATTGATTCCATTCTTTTTTAAAAAGTCCATCATTTTGTCTGTTGTTCCTTCTACACGCATCTTCTCTCACCTCACTTTTTTGTTGTTTGTAAGGCAAGTATATGCCATTCAATAGCATTTGTCAACACTTTATGTTGTTTTCATAGCTTTTTGTTGTTTCAAAGACTTTTCTATTGACTATTCGCTTCTTGCCATTTATAATCAAATCATGAAAGCGAGGTGAATCAAATGAACGAACGTATCAAGAAGTTAAGAAAGGTCTTGGATTTAACCCAGCAAAAGTTTGCGGATAAATTAGGTGTAAAAAGAAACACCGTCGGACAATGGGAATGCGGGATAAATCGTCTTACGGATCAAGTGATCTTTTCTATATGTCGAGAATTTGATGTAAACGAAACTTGGCTCAGAACTGGCGAGGGTGACATTTTTGTCCAACGCTCTCCTGAAGAAGAAGTCGGTTATTATGTTGAGGATCTGTTGGAATATGATGGAAACGGGAATGCATTTTACGATGCGATCATCGAAATGATGAAGACCTATCATTCTCTTGACAATAAATCTAAGACTGTGATACGTGAGTATTTCAAGAACGTAGCAGATGGTATAAAGAATAAAGAGGAAAAGGCTTAGAGCCTTCCCCTCTTTTCCAGGTACCTATATAGGATGGCGTAGAGTTGCTGGATAATCTTGTGATCAGAATTGTCCAGTTTTGATAATAAGATTTTTAATTCTTCCATATGTATCGCACCTCCGCTCTGTGACATTTGTTTGTGCTTTAAGAACCTTTATTATCCTTTCCTCTATTAAAGCACTTATTTTATGGATACTGATACGTTTTTGAAATTTGTCCGAGTTTTCGGACACTTATTTATAATCTGATTCAAACAGGTCGGTGATGCGGACTTTTAGTCCCTTTGCCAGCTGCTCCATGGTATCTAACCGCGGTATTCGCCCTCTGGACACTATGTCCGACACGGTTGACTTTGGGACGCCTGTAAGAATAGATACTTGGCGGATGGTTAAGTTTTTCTTGTTCATTAGTTCGTCGAGTAATATTTTCATACTTATAGTATGAATCTTTTCGTCTTATATTATATTGGTGTAATTTTAGGTAAAAAATCATCAAAAAAACTAAAGAAAGTGGGGCTTTTATTATGGCTTTTGGAATGAAAGATGTTTTAAACGGCGCAAAATCAGTAGCAGGTAGTAACCTCGTACAAGGTGTATTGAATAATTATAGTGAAATGACTACTGAAGATATGCAGAAAGAATACGGTATGTATTTGATGGATGGAGAAGAAATCACAGTCGGATTCAAACTTGTGCGTGATGCACTTATCTTCACCAACAAAAGAATTATCTTTACTGACAAACAAGGCGCAACAGGAGTAAAAATGCGTGTAGAATCTATCAATCTTTTCTCTGTTGTAGATGTTACCATGGAGACTGCAGGTTTTGGATTCGACGACAGTGAACTTACTTTTACATACATCAAGACAGCCGACCTCAAAGCACACGAGGTTCAATACGTATCTCACAAGTTAGAATTCCCGAAAAAATATAATGTACAGCCATTATATAAATTGCTTCAGGAACTCGCTTACAATAACTGTTTAAGAATTAATGGTTTAGATTAAATAAAAAATCCCCGGTGTTACCAGCACCGGGGAATGAGAAAACTATACGGTGCCGAAGCACGTACAATACCCTCACAACCAAGGATATTGTACCACAAATTTCCAGCACCGTATAGGTGTTATTTTTGTACCCATTTTTGCGTAACATTAAAGATGGAAAGGTGATATGATATGACGACTAAAGTTGAACGCTGTGCAATCTATATCCGTGTATCCACTACCGAACAAATGATGCACGGCAAATCGCTTGAAGCACAAAAAGAATATCTTACAAATTATGCCCGAGAGCACAATATGGCCGTCGTTGGTATATATGCTGATGAAGGGAAAACCGCCCGTAAAGAGCTCAAAAAGCGTAAGGCTATACATTCTCTACTGCAAGACGTAGAAGCCGGGAAGATCGATGTTATTATCTTCTGGCGTATCGATAGATGGTTCCGTAATCTATCTGATTTCTATAAGGTGCAGGATATTCTTGACAGCCACAACGTCCGCTGGATCAGTACCAGTGAACCAGGCATTAACATGGAAACCAGAGATGGAAGACTGCAGCTTAATGTGGTTCTGTCGATTGGCCAGAACGAAGTCGATACCACCAGTGAGCGTATCAAATTTGTAAATGAATCATCGATCAGAAGCGGTAAATTAATTTTTGGCGATGCAAATATGGGATATGGCTATAAGTCAGGTATCGTTGATGGCCAAAAGCGAATGATAAAGGATCCTGATCGAGAACATGTCGTGGATGCATTTTATAAATATTTCTTCAAGCATCAAAATAAGTGCGCTACGCTCAGATACATACAAGAAACCTATGATCCTGATTTCAGTTTCGGAATCATGAGGACGCTTCTTTCCAGCGAATTCTACAAGGGCACCTATCGAGGATTCCCTTACTGCCCTGCATATCTTACTGAAGACGAATGGAGCAAATTGCAGAAGATACAAAAACGAAATGTTAAAGCTACACCCTCCGGCCGCATCTATCTGTTTGCAGGAATGATTCGATGTCCCGTGTGTGGTCAATTGCTATGCGGTACCGGGTGTTCATCCATCATCAACAGGAAAACCGGTGCCAAAAGAACTTACTGCTATTACCGATGTAACAGAGCTATGATCGATCACATATGTTCTTACAGACACAGATTGAGCCAGAACCTCGTTGAGAATTATCTACTTGATAACTTAGAGAATGAATACAAGAATTATAAAGTAAAGTGCGAGAAAATTGAAAAAGAGAAAGAGAAGCAAAAGAAAAAGCAATCTCCCGAAAAATTAAGAAAGGAATTGGACCGTCTTAATTTCCTATTTCAGAAAGGGCGGATTGATTGGGATTATTACAACGAAGAGTATGGACGCGTCGAAAGTGAGTTGAATGATCTGCAGAGCGCTCTTCCGGAACCAGTGGCGAATTACGGTTACCTCGAAGAACTATTGAATACAGATTTCCGGACCATGTATGATCAATTATCACAAGAAAATCGCAGAGCTTTCTGGCGTTCCATCATTCATGAGATTCATGTGAATGAAGACCATGCCATAACCTCCGTCGATTTTCTGTGA